ATCTCAGCGTTAGCTCAGAGTTTCACAATTACATTAACAGTAGAACCATCAAGTTGTGTGAATGGGATACGGATATAGTTTACCAAGTTGTCTGCGTAATCGTTACCTGCTCTCGCAAATCCGTTACGTCTTGATGCTCCACCTGATCGGTAGATGTTCATATTGGTCAGCTCTTTCAAGCCTGTCTTATACTCATTTACGTCTGTACGTGCAGCCAACTTAGGGCTGATCTGTCCAGAGATAAATGAGTTCTGCATATAGTTATATCTAGGCATTTTATATCCTACGGTATGTCATTCACAAAAGGAATGTCAGATGAGAAATGATCTCTTGATACTAGGAAGCTATCATCAGTTAACTGAGGAGCTGTTCCTTCTTGAGCGTTGAATGATCTAGCTTGTGCTAGTGCAAACTCTTTCTCTTGCTGTAATTGGGATCTATAAGCTTTGTCCTGCACAAGTGCATACGACAAGTCATAGGCTATGTCTAAGGCTAGGGCTTCTTCAAACGATGGTGAGAATATATCCTCATCAACTTCTGCGATGTACCTAACTCTGATTGTATCATCATTTGCTAATATAGCTTCGCCTTCCATCTGCCATTCTTTTGACACTACTTCCAGTTCTAGGATGCGTAGGTAATCAGTTGGTAGATCGAACTTGTTATCGAACCCAAACACAGGTACTTCACCAGTGGCAGTAAGTTCTTCTCTTTGGATAGCGAAATTCCAAGGATCATTGTAAAGCATTTTACGCTTTGATTTTGAGTATTGTTGAGCGCAGAGCTTGGCTCTCTTAGTGTTATCTGTAAGGGCAACAATCGGTTCCGCCCCTAATTTGATTAATGCTGAATTGCAAATATCTAGCTGCGTAGCCATATCATCTCCAAGATAAAGGAAGCCCTTGGTGGATAGTACCAAGGGCTATATGAATCTTAGTCGATTACGTATAAGATTTCAACCTTAACTAAATCACCAGTCCAGCCAACAGAATCAACTGAAGCTGAAAGGATTAAGTCAACGTCTTCTGAAAAACGTTTTGAAGCAAAAGCTTCTGAGGCACTTAAGTCTCTTTTTTCGTTAACAGCCGCGTTACCTGCGATACCTGCAACAAGTCCGTCAGCATCAGCAACTTCGTTAAGACCAGCGGCCCAACCTAGTGCTAAAGTTCCACCTGTTCCACCCGGAGCTACAACATGTGCTTGCATAACTACAGCGTTAGACGGTAGCTTTGCTACGAAAAGAGAATCAGCAGTAGTGATCTCTGCCCCTAATGTAACGTCTGCGAAGATTCTTCTAACACGTCCATTAAGTTCAGCTGGTGCTAATTTGCCTTTAGGCTCAGTAACAAATGCTGATTGGTATTGATTTGAGTAAAAGTTAGCCATTGCTATCTCCTAAGTAGGAGGGCCGAAGCCCCCTAAGTTTTTATTATTCTTTACAGTAAACTTCACAAACACGTACTTCTTCCATACGAGTTCCACCGATAGACATAGATGCATATACTTGATGTGCATAATGTTTACCCGGAAGTTCATCAATTCTACCTTTAACTTCTGATGCAGTTGCAAGTAAGATTCCCGGCATAGACCAAGCCATGATACGTCTTGCAGCGATTGGCATAGTTGCCGAACCAGCTCCAACAGAACCACTTACTTCATCGTAAGTAACTGTAGAAGTTGTTACAGGAAGTCTTTCAATTCTAATGAATTTGAATCCCATAAAAGTATCTACGTCACCAGCAACTAAAGCTTTAACAGAGTTAAAGTCAGCAGAAGTAATCTCTAATTCACCTAACATATTGTCTAACTGCTCAGCAGTAATAGCGATATATAGAGTTTCGTCAAAGATTTCGTTTTGGTTAAACTTCTTTTTGATAGCTCTTAAAGTTTTAACATTAAGACCGTTACCAGTAAGAGTAGAACCGTCATGACAAGCAATTCTATTTACGTCAGCTAAATTAACTGGAGTTCCACCGTCAACACCTGCTGATGCCGCACCTAATGCAGAATCAATAATAACGTCATCCATTGCTCTTGCAAGTGCCATCTTAGCAGCTTGAGCATATTCAGACTCAGGGTTCATGATGATACGAAGCTTATCTTCTTTATCAACTAGGTCAGCGTGGAAGTAATCTTCCGTAGTTACTCTACGTCTTGAATGTGGAGTATCTTGGTAAGTAGTATCAGAATGACGACCTGTTTTCTTCATTGCTGTTACTGCACCGATTCTGTCGTAGAACGCAGATTCAGCATTTTGTGTTTCTCTTCTTACGAATGGCGCAAGACGAGAATCTTCTTGTTGAGCTAAATGAAAAACATTACTTGAGTATTGTTTAACAATCGCTTCTGTGATTTGGAAAGACATAAACTATTCCTTGTTAAGTTTAAGTTATTATTAAGTTAACTGTTATCCTTATGGGCAGTCGAGAGTATACCTACATGTCTTGGGCCGTAAGGTTATCCTATAGATATACAATAGAATAACCGATACGTGCGTCAAGTCAACCCCTAACTAACTAAAACTTCCTGATATCTTGTCATATCGGCAATAGCTTTAGCATGGTTAGGATGATCTTTTTTCCAGTATGCGTGGTTCATATCACCCATCATAGAGTTAGCTTTATCTTTAGCTTCGTCTTTAGTCAGACCAAAGTGTTTCGTAGCGTCAGGGCTAAACGTATCTTCGTTCATCTTGCTTCCAAGATTTGCAAAGAATTTAATTAATGTTGGGTCAGTAGCTAGTCCTGATTCCTTAAGGTAATCTTTAAATGAATCGTCAGCTAAAGTATTGAGAGCCTCTCTTGCTGTTGCAACGTGCTTGTCGAAACCGTTTCCCCACTCCTTTCTAAGTGCAGCCATGTTCTCTTGCTGAGCGTTAGCTTTGGCTTCACCTGCTTCTGTGTTTGAAGTTTCAATTTGCCCATGTAGGAATCCAAACATTGCCTCAGCTTGCTTCGGCATGACGCCGGCTTTATGTGCAGTTTCGATAAAGGATTTCTTAAAGTCGTCACCATACTTAGCTTCTCCAAAGTTAACCTCATACTTGTCAAGCTCAGGTCTACCCAGCTTACTGTAAAATGCATTGATGTCATCCTCAGATGCATGTTCATCAGGAAGAACGATCTTGTCCTTACCAACCATTTTCTGTCCATGGATATAACTCTTTACTAGAGAGTTGATGTCCTTGATTGCACCCATAGATGCGTCACTTGCCAGATCAGAATCAACGCCTGTTAACCAACCTTCTGCAATAGCTGCCGGTGTTTCAGTTGTCTCAGTCGTAGTTGTAGCATCAGGCGCTCCGCCTGCTGTTAAGTCTACTCCTGCTTCTTCTTGTTTCATGTAATACTCAAATTTCATAATCTTTCTCCAATTGTCCTTTAACGATTCTTGCGAATTGCTCAGGGTCGGTATTTATAGTTTTAAGGATACGCATCACAACTGATCGCGCACCCTCGTTATATGCATGTACATGTGGGTCTGAATCGAAAGTGCTATCAAGTATACTGAATGTCCTCATCAGATCATTCAATACTATCTTGCCATCTTCCGTGTTGAATACAGCACTGTATCTTGAAAACAATGCTGCTTGTTCCTTTTCCTTTCTGCCAAAAATATCCATTAAACATTAGCCTCCGTTGCTGTCTTGGCTACATCAGCTTCTTGCTGAGCTTGCTCAAGTTCCTGTTGTTGCTGTTGTTGTTCTTGTCTCTGTTGTCTAACCTTAACAACATCGTTCTCGTCTAGTAAATACTTAGCGTTCAATCCGAACTTAGCTACTGTATCTCTAGTGATAACATCACCGTTAAAGTTATCTAGCATCTGTGGTTTAGACTGTGCTAATGGAGCGATCAAGTTAAATACTCTAACTAGGTCATCTGCATCTGCTGTCTTCTGTGCCTTAGCGATCTGAGATACGAACTCAACTTGAATCCCTCTACCTTGAATAGCTTCTGGTGCAGGTTTGAATAACCCTTTCTTAGCTAGGATAGAGAACACTCTATCAACTAATGGCTTCAGCAGCTCAAAATGTTGGCGACCTAGTACAGGCCCTAACTTTCTTAACTGCTCTTCTCTTCTCTGTACAATCTCCGTAGCTGTCATTCTATCAGCCTCACGAATCTGTAACTGGTCAATGAAGAAAGCCTTCTCAATATCTGCTGCAACTACAGCGATCAACTGCTCACCGATTCCCGGATTAGCTCCAGTAGTTATCGGCTCAATTCTATCTCTAGTTCCTGCTCTATAGTAGTTGATACTTCCCGGAGCAGACCTTAATGGTAATACAACTCCTGTATCTGGTGCTTGTAATGGTGGGTTAATAGCTTTCTGTGCTGCCTGTATTACAGACTTCTTCATCTCATTAAGCATACGAATATCAGGCATAGCTGTCATCGCTGGTGACCTACCATATACTTCACCCGAAGTCTTAGACCAACGAGTTACCACATAAGGCATCTCATTAAACCCTGACTCTCTTAACACATGTCCATCTTCTAACAGTACATGTACAGAAGAGAATGGCTTGTTCGATACGTTAGTTTTCTCTGGATCAAACTTATCTCTAGGCTCTACCAAATGAATGATCGTGAAGTCCTTCTGCTCAGCTGCATTAAGAGCTTCCATGATTGTATCATTAGCGTTCTCTTCACCAAACTCTTGTATGATCTGGCGTGCTGTCATCGTTCTTTTAAAAGCTACAGTATCAACCATACCTTTGTTGTTCTCATCAATATAAGCCATATAGATTGGACGAGATAGGAATCTAACTCCTAAGTCTGCATCTTCCTCAATCAATAATAGCGATGTACCAAAACTACCTAAGTCCATAAACACTTCATGTATCTGTGGTTGGAAGTTCGATTGGTTCATTACGTTAATCATTCTCTCAGTTGCATCCTGCAACCATTCTTGAACTGACTGCATAGCATCTAAGTCTCTGTCACCAGATGACAATCCAAACCAAGTCGTCGCCGGATTTGTAAGCATCCCGTGTAATGCCGAAGCTAATGCTTCGTTCGTATGAATTGGCATACCTGTGAAGATACGCCTTCCACGCTTGTCCCCGCCAGTTCTTGTTTGCCATATATCATCCTTATTAGGAATAACGAAGCGGGCAACTTCTTCCCAATTGCTTTCCCAATTAACTAT